TGGTCTAGTTAAATCCTACATTGTTAATAAGATGGCAGCAGGTTTTTAATGTTTAATCATGTTGATATTAGTCTCCCTAAGTTAGATAGGGAGACTATTGATGGTGTAAGATACTACAAAATCCCTGATGGAGATGAGTTAGTAAAACTTGTCTCCATTACTTCTGTCACCAGTCACCACAATAAACATATCTTTGAAGACTGGAGAAAAAGAGTTGGAGAAGAAGAGGCTAATAGGGTAAACAAACAGGCAACTAGTAGAGGCACTGATCTCCACAGTCTGGTTGAGCATTACCTTCTTAACATGCCTTTGATTCCTGAGAAGTCTTTAATTGCAAAGCATCTTTTTAGAATTATTACTCCAGAATTAAAAAAGATAAATAATATCTATGCACTTGAATCTTCATTATACAGTCAGCAGTTAGGCATAGCAGGTACAGTAGACTGCATTGCTGAGTATAATGGTGAACTATCAGTAATAGACTTTAAGACTTCAAAGAAAGCAAAACCCAGAGAATGGATTGAACATTATTTTGTTCAGGCAGCAGCATATGCTTGCATGTTCTATGAACTCACTGGTATTCCTGTTAAGAAACTAGTTATTCTAATGGCATGTGAAGATGGGGATTGCGTTGTTTATGAGGAGTATGATAAACTCAAGTACATGAAACTTCTGACACATTACATTAAGGATTTTATAGAATCAAAACTAAAAGAATATGGAAAGTAAATTAAAGTCTGCACTAGAATCAAAGTTTTTGTGTCAAGCAAAGTTTTCTCAGATCATTGAAGAGATTGTCAAAGTCAACAAAGACATGAACTACATTGATGCTATCATCTACTATTGCGAACAGAACAATATTGAGGTAGAATCTGTAGGTAAGTTAGTTAGCAAACCACTCAAAGAAAAACTTAAGTGTGATGCTATTAATTTGAATTTCTTGAAGAGAACATCTAGAGCAAAACTTGTTATATGACACCCTTTGATGCTTACAAGCAATACCTTGCACTGAAGAATCACTTTAGTAAAGAGAAGTATGATTATCATAAGTATGCAGGTAAGTCTAGGGCATCAGTAGCAACCTTCAATAAAAGAAAGGACAAGTACTGGTTTGAAAAACTTAGTAGACAAAAGAGCGATGAGGAAATTAAAAACTTCTTCATCGCTAATTTTGTAGCTGCAGATGATCCAAATAGTTTATGGATTGGTAGTGTAATTAGGTCAGGGGATACTTACTATCAAGAGTGGAACAAGAGACAGCAAAGTCTACAGTACATTTTTACACAAGAGTCTGAGGAATTATTCTCAGAACACAAAGTGGATGATGTATTTGATTGTACTAAAGGTCACCCAATCATTTTAAAAAAGTTCCTGAGCGGGAAAATTTCTATGGAAACACTAGTGATCTATGATAGAATATTCCTGTTCGGGAATAATTTTGACAAGAAACTTTTGGATCCTATTTGGGAATCTGTCTCTATGAAACTCAAGAAATATTCCCCATTTCTAAATATTGATATATTCAAGTACAGAAAAATTTTAAAGAGTACTGTTGTAGGAGGTTAATAATGTCTTTTTTTGATTCAGACATGGTTAAAGAAGATATGAAATCTATCTCTGAAATTCAGAGACAGATTGTTAAGGAGTTGCCTGCTTTCTTTGCAATGACAACTGCAGAAAAACTAGCACACATTGATTTGCTAGAGAAACTTTTGGAGAAGCAGGAGATTATCTACACCAGACTCTGCTTGTCTGATGATCCAGAGGCACTCCAAATGAAGCAGCAGATGAGAGACTCTGCTCAACTACTAGGGTTTGGTGATACCCCTGACATCCATGAGGTATTCAAAACCATGAAGGCTACAGTTGTTGGTCTCAGGAAAACTGCAATAAGAGACAGATAAATACCTTGACAGGACTGTCTCCTCAGGGTATGATAGTCCTGTGATCAATCAGATCCAATCCAAACAATCCTTTCAATCCGAGGTAATCTAATGTCTTTTGCAGACCTTAAAAAGAAATCCAAGCTTGGTTCTCTGACTTCTAAACTGGTTCAAGAAGTGGAGAAGATGAATACCTCAGGTTCAGGTGGTGCTGATGAGCGCATCTGGAAACCTGAAGTAGATAAAGCAGGCAATGGATTTGCAGTTATTCGTTTCCTCCCTGCTCCTGCTAATGAGGAGCTTCCTTGGGCAAAAGTTTATACTCATGCCTTCCAAGGAAATGGTGGATGGTTTATTGATAACTGTCTGACCACTGTTGGTCAGAGTTGCCCAGTGTGTGAAGCAAACCGTGAGTTGTGGAACACTGGTAGCAAAGCAAACCAAGAGATTGTACGTCAAAGGAAGCGTAAACTCTCTTACTACTCCAACATCTATGTTGTGAGTGATAAAGCACACCCTGAGAATGAGGGTAAAGTATTCCTGTTCAAGTATGGCAAGAAGATCTTTGACAAGATCTCTGCTGCTATGCAACCTGAGTTTGATGATGAGACTCCAATTGATCCCTTTGATTTTTGGAATGGTGCAAACTTCAAGGTGAAGATCAAGAAGGTTGCTGGTTATTGGAACTATGATAGTTCTGAGTTTGAATCAACCTCTACTCTTGGTGACTTTGATGATGATGTTCTAGAGGGAATCTGGAAGAAAGCATACTCTCTTGATGACTTTGTTAATGCAGACAAGTTCAAGTCCTATGAACAACTTGATAATCGTCTGAAGTCTGTCCTTGGTCAGAAAGCTGCACCCAAGGTTGATGAATCCTTTGAAGATGAAGAAGAGGATCGTGGTCCTGTTCCTTCTAGGGAAGAAGTTTCTGAGGGAAAGTATGGTGGGACCAGCTATCAGGCAAGTTCATCCTCTTCTGATGAAGATGAAGATGATGCTCTGAGTTACTTCCAGAGACTGGCAGAAGAATGATTACCTTGGGGAGATGACTCTTAAGTTGTCTCCCCTTTTTGTTGTCCTATCTACATACTGAGAAGAGAATCCATAGTTCATAATATCTTCAAAGTCATCAATGATTGTCTGGAGATATCTTCTCTTCAGAACATAAATGTTTCTCTTCTCTTCATTTCTAGCAATTTCATGATCATAAACACTGATTGCTTTAACTGGATTAATTGTATATGCAGTTCCCTGAATAGTTTCAATCTGTTCTTCCATATCAAATCTTACAGTGGTAGAATCAAATGTGGTTGTACTTGAATCAAATGTGTATGGAACACTTAATACATTCTGCTGCTCCACTTCATAATCAAAATAAGTTACACTAAAGTCTGAGTCAACAATTTTTCCAGCAGGTACAATCATTTTTCCCCTGGTATCAAGATGCTGAACTGTTTCATAATGATGGACTTCACCTAACTCATCTTCTGTATACTTAGTTTCAATGTAGTTATTAAATTCACTGTCAGAAAGAGGCCATTCTTCTCTTAAGTTAATGATATTATTTGAAAGCAAAACTACCCAATCATATTGAGGACTTCCATAAATCTTTTCTGCAATTTGATCAGGTCTTTCCTCACCAACAATTTGATACTTATCAAATGCTACTGCTGCTTGGAAGATGTCATCCCTGATCTTTGCTCTACGAAATATATTTTTTACTCTGATATAATCAGAGGATGATGTTCTGGATGGTAGGGGAGACTGGTATAAGAAGTCTGAAAAATTCTTGAAGTATGCCATAAGTTAACCTCCTCTTAATCCTCCTGTGTACACAGGTTCAGTTCCTAGTCTACCTGCACCACCAGCCCTTTCTATTACATCTGCTGCTGTATCTAATGGTCTACCTGTACCACCAGCAAGCCCAGAAGGATTGTTAAATTGCCTTTGTACTTCCACTCTTTGTGCTTCTGTTGCTGCTGGTTGTTGTGGTTCTGCTGCAGGTTCACTTGTTACTGGGGCAGTTGTTGACTTCTCTAACTCATTTAAGTCTTCTTTATTAAATCCAACACTCTCAGTATCAATTGTATAATGATCATTGTATATAGGAGTGAGTTCACCAAACTGTAAGACAATATCAATTGAGATTGGTTGTCCATCATAGTATGCAGAATAGAATCCATCAGCAGTATAGTTTGCAGAGAAGTTTGTTAGTGCACAAGTTTTAATTGATGGGAGATATTTATTTTCTCCAGTTCCCCTCATGAATTTAAGTTGAAACACATTAGGTGCACCAAGGAAAAAAGCATCCTCTGCAGCAGTTCCTCTTTTAGGAGCCATTGCTTTCTTGAATGTTTTTATTATTCCTCTTATTTGCTTTGCTTCTTCTAAACTTCTTGGTGTTAGTTTATATTGGAATTGGAACTGTCTCAACGAAGGTCCATTGAAAAGTAATTCTAGATTTGGATTGACTACTGTTCCAGTTGCTCTTGCCCTAAATGCTTCAGCATCAACTTTAACTCCAAGTTTATTGATTAATTTTGATGCAGCACCTAAAGTTAATTTTTGTTTTATGAGAGTTTTTCCTGGGGTTTTTCCTTCTAGAATACTTTTAACTGTGTCCTTAGTATATTCCCCAGCAGTCATAAAATCTCCTGTTGCAACACCCCCCACTGTTCCAGTAGCACCAGCCAATAAACCAGCAGCAAGATTGTTTAGTTCAGAACTTCCCCATTTTGTTTGGTTTGCTTCCATTATATTATTTGGAACAGGGAGTGTTATATTTGCCAGACTCTCAGTAAGCGTTCTAGCTGATAAACTTTGCCCTGCTAAAAATGCTCCAGGACTTATATTAGCAGCACCACCCTCACCAAATATATCTGCAACCTTATAATTAAATATATTGATTATCATATGATCTTGCCCACTCTCTATGGTGGTTGGATACTTAAAGTCTTGATATCCAGTGTCACCAGCATTAAAGTTTTCTACAGTTCTTAAAGAACCAAAGGGAAATTTTGCACCTGATTCTGATATAGGTTGTCTTGTATTAGCTCCTCCAGTATCTGTGTTGTCTCCACCATTAGGAGATGGGGTTTCTTGTTCTGTATTGAATCTTCCTAATTTATTTAATCGTTCTTTCTGTGGTCCTGTAGCAAATTTATCTACAGCAGATTCAGCATAATATTGATCTATTTTTCTTAATGCATTTACATCTAAACCAAACTGTGCTTTATACTCTTTTATTAGATCACTGTTTATATTTGCTTGTTTTCCATCGCTACCATTTGTAGTCCAAATAGAAGATCTTGTAGCAGCATTTGTTAAAACATTTGAACTTCCAGTTCTAATATTAAATTCATATATGTAATCCCTAACTCCTGAACTTCCAGCAGCCTTTTGATTTATGTAAGATCTATAGATATCTGGATTATTTGGATCCTGATACCATCCTCCACCTACACCTTTGTCTCCGATGACTATTCCCATTTATCTACCCCACACCTTATTTGATGGAATTGGTACTTCTACTCCACCCAAGTCCATAACAAATTCTTCTAGTGGTAAAATGCATATGGTTTCCCATTCTTGTTGAGCAAGATGTAGATAAGGAGTTCTTACCTCTGATAGTAAATATTTATGTGCTCCTTTTTCAAATCTTGGAATCTTATTTTCTGCTAAATTTTGAACTATTCCTATTCTTTGTGATGGTGTATAGTAATGTAGATTTATAGCAAAGAAGGACTTGGGTTGTACATCCAAGACAAATGCTAGTGGATACTTATCATAGAATGGAAGTTCTTCTCTATACTTTGCTTTATATCCATAGAGCATAAGACTAAAAATTCTGGGATAAACCCTCATTACATTTTTATCTCTTTGAAGAACATTACCTGCATCATCTGATTGTTCTTCTCTTATTAATGCTGTAGGATCATTCTCATATTGAATGGTCTTGGCACCAAACACTTCTGTTCTGTACCATTCTCTTGTTGGATTTGATGGGGCATACTCTTTGACTTGTTCAAAGATTGTCTTATACGCCAAGGTTATCCTCCGTCAATATTTGAAAATCCCATCTTCT